TACAAGAATTCAGACACCAAGCAATTAGAGTGTTAGACAAATATATTGAGCAAGATAAGGCAGATAGAAAACCTATGTTGCTCGTCTTAGATAGTCTAGGTATGTTATCGACAACAAAAGAGATGGAAGATACCGAGGCAGGAAAAGAAACAAGAGATATGACAAGATCACAAATTGTTAAGGCGGCATTCAGAGTCTTAACATTGAAACTTGGCAAGGCACAAGTGCCACTTATTATTACCAATCACACCTACGATGTCATTGGTTCTATGTTCCCGACTAAAGAAATGGGCGGCGGATCTGGTCTCAAATATGCGGCTAGTTCCATCGTCTATCTCTCTAAGAGAAAAGAAAAAGACGGGACAGAAATTATAGGTAATATAATTCATTGTAAAAACCACAAGTCAAGATTGACTAAAGAAAATAAAATGGTTGATGTGAGACTTACATACGATAAAGGTTTAGATAAACATTATGGTTTATTAGAACTAGCATTAAAGCATGGTATATTTAAACAAGTTTCTACAAGAATAGAATTACCAGATGGTTCAAAGACTTTCGGAAAAACCATCAACAATGATCCAGAGAAGTATTATACTCCAGAAATTTTAAAACAATTAGACGAGGCGTCAGCCAAAGAATTTAAATATGGTATCGAAGAGCAAGAAACAGACCCTACCTAAACACGAAGTTGATTATGTCTTTGTTGAAAAACAAGATCAAGAAATGGCGTCAATCAAACTTATTAGTGGACCGTATTCAGATATAGTGTATCACTATGGGAATGTTCAATTTGCAAAAGAAGAGAATGAGGATGGCAATCTACCTATGAAATTTGATTATACAGTAGATCAAAATTTTGTGGATGCTAATACTGATAGCCAAGAATTCATCAATCATATTGGAGATATATTAATACAAGTAATGGATCAGGAGTTGAATGGAAGAACGAATTGAAAGAACTAGTTTAAAACACCTCATACACACCGAAGAATATGCTAGAAAAGTTTTACCTTTTCTTAAAGAGGAGTATTTTACAGATAGATTAGAGAAGTTAATCTTTAGAGAGATTAGTTTTTTCTATGATAAGTATAATACCGCTCCAACAAATGAAACACTTGCAATCGAATTAAATGCAAGAAAAGATATCAACGATACCGAGTTTCAAAATATTACTAGTACAATCGCCACATTTAAAAATGAAGAAATCAATTTAGAGTGGTTAGTACAAACAACAGAAAAGTTTTGCAAAGACCGTGCTATACATAATGCCATCATGGATGGTATTCATATTCTAGACGGCAAAGATAAAACACATACACCAGAATATTTACCAGAACTATTATCTAATGCATTGTCTGTATCATTCGATCAAAAGATTGGTCACGATTTTATAGAAGAGGCATCCCAACGATATGATTTCTACCATAGAAAAGAAGAAAGAGTTGAATTCGATTTAGATTTTATGAATCGTATTACTCGTGGTGGTGTGCCGACTAAAACTCTAAACATTATTCTTGCAGGTACTGGTGTTGGTAAAACTTTGTTTATGTGTCATCTTGCTGCCGCAAACTTACTACAAGGCAAGAATGTATTGTATATTACACTTGAAATGGCTGAAGAGAGAATTGCCGAAAGAATAGACTCTAATCTTTTGAATGTTGCTATGAGTGATCTACCTGAACTACCAAAAATGATGTATCAAGATAAGATCAAACATCTAGAAGAAAAGACTACCGGTAAATTAATAGTCAAAGAATTTCCTACTGCTTCTGCTCACGCTGGTCATATGAAGATACTACTCAACGAACTTGCTATGAAGAAGGATTTTAAACCAGATGTTATCTATATTGACTATTTAAACCTTGCTGTATCGTCACGGTTGAAGGCAGGATCGCAAGCAAACTCATACACCATAGTCAAGTCTATCGCTGAAGAACTTAGGGGTCTGGCAGTCGAATTTGACCTTCCTATCTTCTCGGCAACACAAACTACGAGAACAGGTTTTGGGTCTACTGACATTGGTCTTGAAGATACTTCCGAGAGTTTCGGTCTACCGGCAACAGCAGACTTCATGTTCGCTTTGATATCTACTGAAGAACTAGAAAAGAAAGGTCAGTTTCTTGTAAAACAATTAAAGAATAGATATAATGACCCTACTATCAATCGTAAGTTTATGTTAGGTGTTGATAGATCAAAGATGAGAGTTTATGATGTTGAACAGTCTGCTCAAGATGATATGGTAGACGCCAATCAACAAAACGAACCAGAGAAATCTGTATTTGATAATTCAGAAACTGCTGAAAGACTTAATAAGTTTTCAGACTTTAAAATATAATGACCAAAGATGGCATACATTTACCAACAAAAGAGTTTGTAGCAAACTATGACTCTATATTTCGCAAAGGAAAAAGCATGGCAAAGAAAAACAAAAAGAAAAAAGACAAAGAAATGGAAGAGTGGAATGAAAAGGTGAAAGCCCTTGGTGAAAAGAATAGAAACAAGTTAATGAAAGCTGTAAAGAATAAAAATGCCTAGACAAAGAAAAGAAAGACGACCACCTAGAGGAACTGTAAAGTTATCTTATGAGACTATAATGGTTAAGAAAGGTGAATCAATAGTATATCAATGTATTGAGAGACCTACTGGTTCTATCATAGTCGAAAACTTCTTTAAAGAAGATACAGACTCTGTAACCAACCATCAAAACAAACATAAACAATGGGAACCTAACGGTGGCATTGTTGACTTTCTTACACTAGGCAAAATAAAGTCTTGACAATTACGCTATAATGTTATATAAATAGCAGTATGGCAGCACTAAAATTAGCAGATGTTAGAGATAAAAAGAAGGCAAGTGGTGGTCCTTACAAGGGTCTAAACTATCAAGACATAGTACGCTCAAAGATAAAAGATAAAAAACCTTTTATCGTAGGAGCTAAAAATAATACAAACATAGTTTATGGTGTATCTTTTCAACAACAAGGTACTCAATTTGTGTTATCATATGCCACTAGTAAAACTGCTAAAAAACCTACGGGTTCAAAACCTATAACACAGTTTTTCAAAGACGAGGATTTTGGCGGAGGTAAAGGATCAGGAGGAGGAGCCCAGGATACTACTTGGACCGAATCTCTACAATGCTATTATTTGTCTTTACTTTATAATTCACCACTATCTACACTTACTAATGCAAATACAAGTCTTAAAGACCTTACAAAACAAGGTACATATTGTTTCACTTATGATAAAACAAAAAAAATAACTGCAAAAGATTGTTTCAATAATTGTCCTGAAGATTGGTTTGAAAAAGAAATTTTTATAAAAACTGCTAATGCGATTTACAAATCAGACTATGGTGCAAAATTTAAAGGTAAGACAGTTTACTTTCACAGAGGTTCCCCTTTTATGAATGCTGTCTATAATAATAAAAAACAGGCATTTGACCATGATAAGAAAGTTGCAAAAACTGATAATACAGCAACAATAGCACCTGGTAGTTTTTCAGACGATAAATGGAATCCAGGTGATATATGGATGAGTACACTTGATCCTCTCACTAAAGAACCATTTGTGTCTAAGAAAGGAATAGTTCCTGTAGAGTGGACTACTTTAAGAGAGTCAGTTTTTTCTCAAAAGACTACAACATTAGGTATTTCGTTAAAGAAAGTAGAAGGTAGTACAGCAAAGATAACACCGTTTAATTTACCTAAAAGAAAACATAATAAGAAAGTTAGATATTTAGGCTATCAATTTGGTCAAACCGGAGATTTTTTTAATTCAGCAGATATGTACTTACATTTTTCTGATGGTATTATGCAATTACGAGCAACACAAACGATAAAGTCTTGGCAAGGAGAAATGAAAGGTGCCGCTGCCGCTATGGGTAAAATTGGTGGTGGAAATGTCAATTTCTATACTGAAGATATTTTTAAAAAATCAATAGGGTATAGTGTGGTAAAAAGTGAGTGGAGTGAGATAAAATATAATAGTGGTGCGTTAAATAAATTTTATGGATTATATAAGAGATTTCTTAATTTTCAATATAATACAGAGGAACAAACAGTATTGAGTAAAAGTGAATTTAAAAAAAGAGCAAGTAATTATCGTAATCCTAAAGGCGGAAAATCTGGACCTGCATTTTACTTTGGTAAATATATGTGTTTATTAATGTTAGAGACGATAAATGCAGACGGTCAGTCTACTAAATTGCACGAATTTGCTACATCAGTAATCAGATATGCTATGTCTAATACTGATATATCTACTTTTTATATTAAGGTAAGTTAACTTATAAATACTATTATGTCAACAGAAAACAAATATTGTGAAGATTGTGGACACCAGTGTCCTGATATGTGTCAGGACTCTGCTTGTGAATGTAAGTGTTGTAATTAACACATTGACTATATTATATTAATGGAGAAGGCGAAGGAATGCAAGGGTTTATACACTACCTCGAAGAGGCAAAGAATACACACTTAGAACATTTAGAAGATGAAATTATTAATAATGGTAGCCGTGGAGCGTTAAACGCTATAAATTTTCTAAAGTCCATAAGACGGATGTTTCAAGGTGGTTCGGGAAGAACTAGTTTAACTGTTAAATGGGATGGAGCACCGGCGATAGTCTGTGGTCGTAATCCTGATAATGGTCGATTCTTTGTAG